CATACCACCGGCAATAATTTGATTAGAGGTTGCAGTTCCTGCATCTTTTAATCTAAGCCCATCGTTTTGAAACTCAATTTTGCCGTTAGTTGCGAGTAAGTTACTTTGAGGGTTGACAGTTCCAGGAGCAACATCTTTAAAAGCTGAAAATGTCGTATCATCCTTGCTATCATAAAGATACTCACTTTCAGGTTTTACATCGCCATCTGCTTCTTCGATATTGCCCATTTCAAATGATCCAATTGGGCTTGCGATACCGATATATCCATTTTCTTGACTACATTTAATCTTAAAACTTAACCAAGCTGGAAGAGTACCTTTATTTTTAATAACTGCTGTTACTGAACCATCAACTGTGCTAGGAGTAATTGTTCCATTTCCTTCTCCAGAGTTGGATAAATTAAGAACATTTGTAAAGCTTGACACTGCATGACCAGAAGGAACTAAAAAGGTTAGTGTTCCTTTATTTGATTCTGGCTCATAGGATTGTTCTCCGTCTGGCAATGCATACCAGACTTTATTTGGTTCATCTTCAAATACTAAGCCTAGAGCATCTTCTGAATTGATATAACTTGCTAACTTTTGCTTGTTTGCATTTATCTCACTAAAAAATGTTCCTTTTATCAAATAATCAAATGTGATGACATCAACTCCTTCTTTTTTAGCTTGCGTATTACTAGTCCAGCCTGAGCCGATGTCACGTTTTATGTTAGTGACACTTTCGAATAAATCTGAAAGAATGTTATCTCCATAAGTAACTTTAATAACTTTGCTCATTAGTTCCTCCTTCCGTTTACGATATTATCGATTGATTGGTTAATATACTGTTGCTTTGTAATCGACGGTGTTAGCGCTCTTGCAGCCTCGTCTTTGTCAAATACTGCATTGACTGGACGATTTGCTAAAGATTGAATTGCTTTAATTAATGATTCATTATTACTTCCTGACATTAATTTAAGCAACTCAATGATGACATTAAGTTGACCACTATTATTAACAACTGGAGTATTAACCACTAACTGTTGTTGAACTGCTCTCATATCTCTAAATATCTTCGCATTGGCTGGAATTCCTCCGGTGCCATCGGCATATTTAGGGATAAGTTGTGCTGTTTTGCTAGCTTTTAAAATTTTTGTTCCTTTAGGCAGTGGCATTGTCACATCTCGACCTTCTGGAATAAAACTTACTCCATTAGGAAGGCTGATTAATTCCTTATAAGTCGGTCCTTTTTGGTCATTAACCATAGCAAGTCCGCCCGGATGGTATGGTGTACCTTGAGCGTTGTTTGTTTTATTTATGATTAAATCAATTGTTTTTGAAGTCGGAATATCACCTAAGAATCCACTCAATGTTTTTCTTGCTCCACTGTCATTGGCATTTAAATCGACAGTTTTCCCAAGGAAATTATTTTGTATCCATGAATTAGCTGAATTAACACCACTTGCCGTTTGGTTGCTTGCTAATAATTTTTTTGCATCTGCAGGCAAATTATTCCATTGCAGAATTGCATTAGTAGCCCCTTCTTTTTTAGCTAATACATCAAAGTTATTAGCGAGCATTTTCTTAACATTCTCAGGCATGGCATCCCATGCTTTTAACGCACTTGCAGCCGCTCCTTTTTTGTTTTGAAAATCTGCATCATTACCAAGAAGTTTTTTAACATTTTCTGGCATAGAGTTCCATGAGTTTAATGCTCCGGTAGCATTTCCTTTTTTACTCAAAAAGTCAGTATCATCACCTAATAATTTTTTAGTTTGAGCAGGAAGTGTATTCCAACCAGTTAAAGCTTGTTGGGCCGTTTCTTTGTTTTGTAAGAAATCTTTATTATCACCAAGAATTTTCTTAACAGAATCCGGCATTTCATTCCAAATTTTCATATTTTGTCTACTATCAGCAATAGCAAGCAGCCCCTGTTGATTGTTGACAACCAAATTCTTTTGTTCAGGAGAAAGCTGGTCCCATTGCCCACTAGCAATTAAAGCTTCTGCGACTGTAAATCTGGCATTCGTTGTTAAATTAGCGTTCTTCAAGATGAACTGCATATTATCCCAACCTTCTTTAGATTTAACAGCTTCTGCTATAACTTCAGGAGCATTTGTTTTGATTTCCCCAGTTTTAGGGTCAAAAATAATACTATTCCATGCATCATTGGCTTTTTTGGCGTCATCCGACATACCAGTAGTATATTTGGCTAAGAGTTTGCCATTATCGCCTAACTTCTTGCTTGCATCTCCAGCTTTAGCCAAAGCCTCATCGAATGATTCACCATATAGGCCCATTTCTGCTTCAGCATTTTCACGCCATTCTTTATACCCTGCTTCACCTAATTTAAGATTCCCTCTGATTACATCCTCAGCTTTAGCGACAGCTACTCCATATTTGCTTAGTTTGTCAACACGTTCTTGTTCTGCAGCAGCCATATTTTCGTTATAGGTATCTTGAGTGATAATATGACCATCAAGCAATTTTTTTTGGTCTGCGGCTTGTTGGTCATATTCTTTATTTGCTTGTTCTCTCATCCCTCGCATGTCATTGATAACTTGTTGAGCTTGAGTTTTAGACATATTATTGAACTCGCCATTGAGAGCCTTCATTAAAGTATTCTTTTTATCACCCGTTATTTTAAGTGCATCAGCTTCTGATTCGAAAATAACTTTCATGTTAGAACTTACACGAGCTTGCTCATCAACTGTCAATGCTCTATTTTTTTCGTCACGTTTATTGGCATTGATGTAAACTTGTGAAATATCATTTGCAGCAGCTTCTACAACAGACTTAGCGCTTTCCCCTCTTTTTGTTTTCATTTCAGCAATTTGGTCAGCGGTATAACCCGTTCGTTTCATTGCATCTTCAAGTTCTTTAGTTGATTTGTCAATATCACCTTTTGTTCCTTCGGAAAGTGAATTGATAGCATCTTTAACTTTTTGAGCTGAATTTTGGCTTCCGGTACCGAACTCTTCCATTGCTACCTTGGCTTTGTCAATCCTATCCCTAAAATCATCTATTTTATCAACAGTTTCTTTTGGAACTTCAACTTGGCCAAAGAACTTAACTCTATCTTTTGCTTCATCTACAGCTTTGCTTACGCCGATAATTAACCCAGCTAGACCAGCTACGCCTAATGCACCCACAGCCACTGGACTTAAACCAGCTAATATTGGATAGATTCCAGCTAAGGAAGCAGATAGTCCACCACCTCCAGCTATCGCAGCAGTTGCACCTCCTGCTTCTGTAGCAATTCCTCTAAGTGCGAGTTCGCCTGCTCCTTTTGCTCCGATTCTTGCCAAACCTCCAGTAACTCCCGAAATAATACTTGTCAATCCACTCAAAGCTTTCGCTGTTGGAGCAACTGCGGCCGCTGCTATTGCCATTTTAATGATGAATTGTTGAGTTTCTGGGCTTAGTTTTGAAAACGAGCCTGCTAGATTATCTATCTCCTTAACAACTGGAATAATTGAGGGTAAGAGTTTTTGTCCTAAATCAATGGATAAAACTTCTAAAGTCGCTTTAGCTTTATTAAAAGCATTCTTATCAGAATTGTTCATTTGGTCTGCAAGTTTTTTAGTATAACCAGTCGCATTTTGAGTTTCTTTGGTTAAGTTACGTAATGCATCTCCGCCTTGGTTAATCAGCACGTTCATACCTGTTTGAGCTTCTACACCAAACGCTTTAGCAACCAGTGAACTTTTTTCAGCATCTGTCATACCTTCGGTATGTTTTTTGATGGTATCGAGCATATCAGGTAAACCGATATTTCCTTTTTTCCACTCATCGATATTAATGCCAAGTTCTTCAAAAGCTGCCGAAGATTGTTTAGTAGGTTTTAACAAGCGAGATAGAGCACCACGAAGTGATGTACCAGCTTTTTCACCTTCGATACCATTATTTGAAAGCAATCCTACTGCAGAAGCGGCTTGTTCAACATTCATACCTAAAGAGTGAGCAACGGGTCCGACATATTCCATTGCTATTCCCATGTCTTCAAAACCTGCTGAGGTTTTGTTAGCTACGAAAGTCAAACTATCCGTTACACGTTGGGTATTTTTCATCATGGATGCTGTATCTTCAGTCTTCAAACCAAACTG